CATAGAGATAACATTCTTCTCAAAGTTCTTTGAATTAGACCCAGGCGTAATGATAAGTAAGGACCTGAGAGAAGCGGATAGACTAAAGGGTATTTCTAAAAAGAACGTCTAACATATTCTCTACTTCAGAGGTCATCTTAATATCCATGTATGTTCCGTCAGAGAACATTAAAGATGCTACGGAAACGTTATCAATATTCCTAACGTATGCCCTTGTTATGTCATCTATGTGAAACCAACCTACTGATTCTATGTATCTTGGTTTTGGTAGTGGTTGAGGATTTGGAAGATTAAGCTTGTCGTTCTCTTCCCTTACTCTTTCTATTTCCTCAATGTTTGTGCAGATGTATGTAGAAGCTCTCATACATTCAAAGATACGAACTATCTTGAGATAATATTCCTGCCGAATCCTATCCCAACGTAATGATCTCCATTGAACCCATAGTCCACCTTATAGTAATTCCTTCTTACAGTGGCTTGAACACCTATACCCATCAATGGTACATAATTGGACTTGAAATCAGTAATCAGACCTGCATTTGCGTGTACACCTAATGCCCACTTCAAGGGAACTTTCTTTGGTAAATAATCTATTACTAAGTTCTCGGTCAGATTCTGGTAGTTCTGCCATCTCAACCTTATATCAACATTTTTCAATGTTGCAGTAGTGTCGTATTTATTAACTTCAGTCAACCAAGCCCCCACTATTTTGACTGTATCAATCAAAAACAACGTGTCTAAACGACTAACTATCCTATCATTATATATTGTGTCATATACGTTAATAAACTCCTTAGAAACGAATCTAACGGTGTCGTGCTTCCACCTGTCTACGTACTCTATGACTGCTACTGGCTTTTCGATGATAGTGGTAATAGGCTTACCGCTTGTATCACCGCAGCCCTTCCACGCAACTATCACGCCCAATAGAAACGCTATCAGATAGGGCAGGAGCGTATTCAACAGGTGCTTCAATATATCGTTGTTCATTTTTATCTTTCAGTGATTCTATTTTTATTCCCATTACCACTACAAGTAGACACAGACCAAGTATTGCAATAGATAGTATTCTAAATTCATGATTTTTCATCAGTAACTCCAAACAGTTGGTCTTAGGAAGTCTTTAGTGTCAGGCTCAATGTTATCCAAGTGTATGAATCTGCCACCCCCTTTCTGCTGTATCCCTACACCTGTAAATCCAATCTCAAATGCGAGCTTCAAAACATCGTAAGCATCGCCTCTATCTACACCTATATCAGCCGCTTGTCCTGTGGCGTGTGCGCCTGGGCTTGACTTCTTAGCCTCTATCGGATGCGTCTTGTCTCTGTATCCAGATGTTATACGCATTGGCTTACCATACCTGTTTCTTAGCTCCTGTAGCATAGCCATGAACTCAGGTTTCATTTCATTTTTACCTGTGTGTTTGCAGGAAAACTCTTCCTTGCTAAAATTAGGATAATCACTCCAATTCATTTGTTTTCTTCTTTGGTAAGTTCCCAATATGGGAACACTTTCCTGTCCTCAAGCATCTCTTGTCACACTCGACAGGAACAATCTCACACCATGTTTTTTTCTCTTTCAATTACCTTCCCTGTCCCTTATATTTCTTTCTATAATTGATACTGCTCTTGCTATTGCTGTGCTTTGTCTTTGCGTGAACGCCTGGTCTTTTTACTTTAGGCTTTCTATCAAACGCAGTAGTAGTGGTCTTCTTAGCCATTATTTCTTAATTCTCTCATTGAACATCTTACGGTGGAATAGATACGCCCACACGAACGTCATTGCAAGTCCTACATTCAATACTACTTCAGTCAGTGGTGGATCTGACAATGTAAGAACATTCAATGCACTTCCACATATGATACCGATCAATCCTAATTTCAGAGTCCAGTGACCTACGAATGACCACTTGTGTACGACCTTTGTCTTGTCTCCATATAGATACACGTACATCATAATGACGCTCACGCACATCACAAGATTTGATACCTCGTTAATTGCTACTGCTATCATCTTCGTTGAATATTTTCTTTGATATTTTCTCTACTCCCTTGAGTCCGATGTAACCAAGAATGAATGCAAGACCGTACTCTGTCTTCCCATTTAAACCTGTTATCTCAACAACTACCTGAGTTAGGTAATTAGCAGAGAATGTACCTGCGATGATACCAGCAATAGAAGACTTCAGATTCTTCGTGGCATCGTTACTTACTGTGACAAGTGATCCAGCAAGTCCTGCCAACACAAAGGCGATATTAACGCCTATTTCTTCTAAAAAGTCTTTCACAATATCAAGTTTTATTAAATACTTACTGCACCGTAACTTTAATTTCAAACGTAGATGCTCTATTAACCACTTCTGTTTTGACAGTTATCAAATAACCATTATATGATTTAATAGAATGTACTTCAAAATGTGTCATATATGCCTCATGAAACTGAACATACCCAACATCAACACCATCGCTATTGGTAAACTTAAGTTCAAAATTTGATGCTTCACCTGCCCAGCACCATCCATTAGATGTTGTACTGCATGATGCTGTTACATCATGATCAGGTGTTAGCCACGCTGGGTTTACCACCACATTTTTTACGCACTGCTGATAGTCCCCGCTCGAATAAACATGGATTGAATCATTCAGCGTGCTGTTTTTGAAGGCTTGATTATCTAAGCTTACATTAGCTTGCAATGATGCCGAACTACCTTTACGGTGATCTTCAACTTTAGCGTCTTGAGAACATCCCAATAATATCATAACAGGGATTAATAATAACATAAATTTTTTCATTGCTAATTAACTTATAAGGTTACCTTCTTCATCAATGTCAGGAACGATGCCCCAAACCAATAGTTCGGCTATCCATTGTTCCTCATCGGTAAATTCGTCAAATATCCAAATCGTTTCAAAAACTTGGTTCGGCTCTACCCACCCGTATGATTTTACTTCTGTTCTTTCATTATCAAAACAGATGTAGTAGGTTCGTACTTCAGGAAATCGTATTTCGTTCATTGTCTTGTTTTAAGCTGGTCCACCGTCTGTTATTCCGCCCCACTTAGATATAAGGCTTGTTCTTGCCGCTTCGGCTGCTCCGCCCGCAGTGTATTTGCTGCCTCCAAAATTCACAGTTCCACTATAAGACATCGCACCTTGTGCATCCCATGCAATCAATAACGCATCGTAATTGGCTGTGGATAGTGTAGCACCGACCATGAAGTTGAAAAGGTCGCTAACTTGGTTAACGTCAAAATTTGATATGTCTTGGTCAAACACCGAATTACTGTTGAACATTCCACGCATGGTCGTAATGCTGCCTGTGTTCCAAGCGTTAAGCGGTTGATTATAGATTGCCGACTGAAACATCGAATCAAACCTAGTTACCGTAGACACATCCCACGTTGATATATCTTGATTGAATGCAGAATTAAAAAACATTTGCGACATAACCACACTTGCAGATGTGTTAATTGTCCAACTTCCTATAGGCTGATTAAACGCAGAAGTGTGCGCAAACATTCCTCCAGAGCCTCCACTTGCTGTTGTGCCAAAAAGAGTCACGCTTGAAACGTCCCAATTTTTAATTCCATCTGAACCGCCATTGTTGAACAACGCACAACTATAGAACATTGATATTACATTCTGAGCAGATGACATATTCCAACTACTCAGATTTTGGTCAAATGCATCGCAATTGTTAAACAGACCAGCGAAAACTGTCACATTGCTTACATCCCACCCGCTTATATCTCTATTGAAAGATGTACACCCTGATAACATCCCGAAATTGTTAAATGATGGATTGCCGAGTGTTAATGCAGATGACATATTCCAATTGTCAATGTTACCATTGAAGTTTATGCAATTTAAGAAACAGCTCTTAAATTCAGTACAACCTGAAACATCCCAACTACTTAAATTAGGTATTGTTAAACTCGTACACTCTCTGAACAAATTCGATGTTGCATCTGTAGCTGAAAGTGTTGGCGCATCAGTAGCAGTTATATCAAGATTATTACACCCGTGAAATGCTGCATCTGTTGTAATGTTCAGCGTTCCCCAATTAAAGATGTCAGTAATTTTACGCCTATCGCCCGAGTTTCCAAATCTCCAGCCATCAATTTGCCCAGATATGGTTATCACCTTGACACCGCCAGAAGCGTATGTGTGTGTTCGGTTGGCATAACTTAAAACTGATTTAGACCCGTCTCCCCAATCGATTGAGCCTGAGTACGTACCACCTGATAATAGCGGAAGTACAATAGTGTCAGATGCGCTTCCTGGTAAAGTTGTATCCCAAGTTGATACGAAGTCAAGATTGACAGGGGCAGCACCGCCAAAAGCAGAGCTTCTAAAAGTAGTCCCTATGCCATTGTGGATACCTGGCATTACTTAAAGGTTGTATATGATAACGCTTCCGCTATCAACAGTAATATCAGTTATTGCGCTTCCTTCAGGCACAACGAAGTATGCGCCTCCCTTAACAGTAACAGCACCTCCAAGACCGTAGTCAGAAGTAACATCAGTACCGTTAACTTTAAGCAGACTGATGGCAGTATCTTCCTGCACAATGAAAGAGTAAGCACCGAGTCCTGTGTATGATGATACAGATGCTACAAGATTCTTACATCCGTTTCCTACAACCTTTCTCAACTTGTTTAGGCTTTCTACTTCGCCTGGTGATAATTTTGACATTTTAAATGTATTTAGGTAGATTATCGTCTAATATCTTTGCGTCTGAACATCCACACGGACATCCACATAGTTCATCCATTTGGGCAAGGAACTTCTTTGCTACAGAATCCTTGAAGCAGGAAACCTCTGTATCTGTGCTTTGATTCAATGTATAAATACCTTCATCGATGTAGGTACACATTTCTCCAATAGCATATGACAGGAACATTGCCTTTTTCTTTTTACACTCGTACAGTTCAGTGTCACCGATTGCACGAGCTTCAAGCATATCAATGACCATATCAGCGAAGCAACACCTTGCTAATACCGTTCTGTTCGTTATGTTCTGCTCACTGAATATCATACTCCTTTCTTAGTGTATCTTACATACCAACCATTTACAACGCAAGTACAGTTATTGTCAGCTTTTATCTTTAACTGTGCGGCATTATTTCTTACATCATCACTCCCTATATAAAGTCCCTGATATCTGATAAGATTATATGTCCCTGCCGTCTTAAAGTTTTGAGCAGATATGAATGGAACATCAATAGACCCACCAAAACCCATAAACAAATCTACGTCTACCGCAGTATTGTTTGTTACGGTTGTAACAGAAAGATCAAGTCGTATATCAATCATATCTCCAACCTTCAACTCGCTCCAATCAAAAGAGTTTGTGGATGAATCCCAAAGCTGTGTAACTCCTTCTGGAAGGTATGATGTGTTTGTATTTATACCAAGACCGTCATTGGTAATTACGCTGTAAACAGCAGTAACATTCAATGGTGTTCCTGTCGTAGCAAAATCAGCATAGTCAGCCCAACCACCTGAGAAGCTATCTCCTCCATCACTCTGTAGGTACGCCTTTATTGTAGTAACAAGTTCATACACTGAATTAACTGATGGATCATCTATCTTTGATGCCTCCTGACTGAATATGTTACTTACAGAATCACCTACTGTTCTTGTAATGATGATATTCCCATTACTAGCAGATACGGACAGTTCTGACTTAGGATAATAAGTAATGTTCTTCCCATCTGTATCATAGATAAGAAGTTCTGTTGCCTTATTTTCTATCCTGTAGCCCATTATACCTTAGTGCAACATAAAACGATAACAGACTTGCCACCAACAGCCCCAGATGTAGATGTCTCTATCTTGATAACATCCCCTGCACTGAATGAATTGTTCGCTGTGGGTGTTGTCGATACGATGTTGCCTAGTGTAAGTGCAGATGACATATCTATCTGCGACCCTGTCAGTACAGTACCAGTGTCATCCTTAAATATATGAGTGCCTGTTGAAACAAACGGCTTTGTTACTGTTCCATGAATAGCGTCAACCGTACAATCAAAGCACATTTTAAATTCAAGAACTCCCAATTCAGATGCATCCTCAAATGAAATAGGAATGGTTATCTGAGCCTTGTTTGAGTTTGAATCAAGTTTTGCAGCAGTAACAGCAGCAGCATCTATCTTTGCTGTGGTAACCGCACTGTTTGCAATTGTCAACGCTCCTGCCGAAGAAAGAGTAGCATCTCCACTTACAGCAACAGACGCAATGTCTGTACCGTCTCCGACCAAAATATTCCCACTTGTCTTTGCGTCAAGATCTGTAGGAGCGTCTGAAGCACCGCCTACCTTTACACTTCCTCTTGTAATGTTGGCAAGTTTAGCGTTGGTAACAGCGTCATCAAGAATCTTTGCTGTTGAAACAGAATCAGCGGCAAGCAGTTTACCTGCTATTATACCTGTTCCTGCAAAGTCAGGAAGTATGTTTACAACCCAAGCAGCACCATCGTAAACGCATTCAGCTACAAAGTTTGTTGCGGCTAATTCGTCAGGAACAGTTTCACCGAATATCACAACACTATTTCCAGATAGAGTTACCGATGCCTCCCAAAGAATTTTAATAGCAGCGTTCTTTGACGGTGTTCCTGTCGGAGAAATATTCAAATTACCCGAAAGAGTCACTGTTCCAATTACCCTAACAACTGAAGCAGTGTCAATAAGAGAAGTTGGAAGCTTACTTACATTTACATTTAAAGTACCACTACTTAAAGCGGTAATTGTTTGTATGTTCTTAACAGCCATATTTAAGCTTTATAGGAAGTTAATTTAAAATAGAAAAGCTTTGCGCTTGCACTAGCATCTGGACTTACCATGTAAACCTTTAAAGGAATATCCGAAGAAACTGGAACACCTGTTAAATTAGCACCTCTTTGTTTGGATATATACCTATCGCCACTAAGAGTAGTTGATTCATCAGAATAACTACCAGTACTTGAATAGAAGTCTGTTATTGGGGTTATAGTACCAGTTGATGACATTGACAACTGAACCCTTAAATGCATGAAAGGTTCAAATCTTGATTGTGATCCAATATATCCATTACCAAAAAAGTAGGTGAATATGCTATCTATGTCTATAGGGTAAATTGTTCCAGGAGCCTCTCCAAGAGTCACAAATATTCTATGATAAATGTTTGGGAATGCCCCGTCAAAGAACTCTCCAACAGCCATAATTTCAAGCTCAACCATATCCCCATCATTCTGCCATGTATTCGCAGGTATGTCAAATGATTTCTGAGCAGTTACAGCAGATGTCTGAGTAGTTACTCCACCACCCAAAACAGTGTCAATTTCAATTACAGAAACCCCTGCTGGTCCTTGTAAACCTTGAATACCCTGCGGAATAGTAAAATTAAATACAGCAGCACCTGGTGTTCCAACATCTTCAACATCAGCTGGTGATCCAGTCGTAACGGATCCAATAGTAATGGTTGAAGAAGGACCAGTTGCGCCTGTCGCACCAGTTGCCCCAACAGGTCCTACAACTCCAGGTAATGTTACATTTGAACATGAATTACAGCTCATTTTTTAACAGCTTTTACATTCGTTATTACATATCG